GGAGTTGCCGTTGAAAGATCAATTTCATTCCCACTCTCGGCTGATGTGGTGAAAAACTTTAATGTGAGAATCTCAAAGGTATCTCCATTATATTGATTCGGTAGATTATACTTTGTGGCCATATTATTTCTTTTTTATTTGAGCATACTTTTCAAAACCTCTTGATCCAAAATAACTTACATATACGGTAACTAAAATGGTTTCTAAGAGCCTGATCCAATTATCATCAATACTAAATATCTCTAAGGAATCAAGTACAATGTAAATGGTTAATACAAAGGTAAGATATAGCAAAATTAAAGGCCTTGCGATCTTGGCAATCCGGTTATCACTTTGAGCATCAGCCTCCCATCTTCTTGTTACACCCTCCATTTCTTGTTTATCCATTTCAAGCAGTTGTAAAGCCGTTTCTTTGTCTTGTGGTGTCATTGCCTTATCTGAATCAATTAAGTTCTTTACAAGCCCTAAAACGCCTTTATCCGGTATTGATTCACCTAAAGCTGAAACAATGTGGCCTCCTTTGGTAGTTAAAAACTTGCCAACCTTTGTATCTTTAAATTTCTTCTTGGGCATAGAACTTATAGCAAATATTATCATCCTCATCTCGGTAGGCCACCAAGATTTGATTTCGGTTTTGTTGTGGGCTTACATAACTAATGTGCAGCCAATCAGGATTTTCTTCATTTCCAAACTCCCAAATAAGCTGATCAAAATCAATCTCATCTTTGAGATACTCGAACATTTCAGCGTTCGTCTTGTGCCCAAATGTATCATCAATATCAATCGCTTGGCCTGTTGTGTGTTGTGATTTTCTGCTTGATCCAATGGCCTCACAAAGAGCCTCTGAACGATAAAAAGAGGTAACCTTTATTGCGCCTCCAACCCAATCACGTAAGGGCTCAAAAACACGTTGTGCCACCTTTTTCATATTTCGCACGTGCATTGCATTTGGAATATTATCAATATCATTGGCCTTAGCCGTAGCTGATGAGGTTGCCTCATCCCAACTTATATGATCGCTTATGTAGTATTTCATATCTGCTCAACTTTTGTTATTACATCAATCACTCCAATGTGATATGTTTTATCATTCTCATATTCTTCAGTATAGTCAACGCCATCAATCTCAATACCATATACATTAAAATTGTTGGCACTCAAGTCAATATAGCCACTTGATCTTGTGCGTAAAAGCACCATAATATCATTAACTATGGAATTAACTTGTAAATCACCGCCATCATCACCATTGAAAGAAGTGAAAACCTCAACTCTCGTTATTGCTTGTGTGTTGTACTTGGTTTGGTTCTGATCAATTTCAATAGTGGTAACCGATGAAACCTTTATAAAAGGCTCGGTTTGATTTGATGGCACTTTATTGTAAACCGGCACATTATCACCTCCATAGGTTATACTGCCGTTTAAACGGTCTATAAATGCTTTTCTTATGTGGTGTTGTACCTCTTTCATTTTAGAATATCTCCAATTTTATTACTTATATCATCAACTATTTTGCGAACGCCTTTTTGCACGTTTTCATAAAAAAATGTTCTTTCTTTAATAAATCTTGTGCCAAATTCAATATATCCTGAATAAGGTGCTAAGGCTTTTATAATTACCTGATTTGCTTTTGGATTTATTTCAGTTGCAATACTATTTCTTAAATTACCTGATCTATAATATAAGGGCTTTCCTGTATTTGGATTTATTGGCACAGGCTTATTATATATTTTAGTGGTCAAAGTTTTCTTCATATCCCTCACAATATTTAACGCTCCACCTCTCAATGCTTTTTGTACCTCAACACGATCCAAAGATTTTAATTCTTTGAGTTTGTTTTGTAACTCTTGCATATCGGCTGCATTTAGCTTTGCATCAAATACTACTCTTGGCATTATACAATTTTTGTGGCATTAATCTTTGTGTACTGATCTAATTTGGATTGAAACATTCCATTGATGCGAAATTGCCCTGAATAACCCTCAATCTCTAACACATCATTCTCATCAAACAAATCAGCCGTTCTTTTCCGAACATTGAACTCAACACTCAACCTTTGTTTTTGTCGGCCTTGTGAAAGTTCAACATCTGCTTGTATTTCTTCAAATTCAGCCCATATCTCTTTGTATGTGGTGATTGTTGAAGTTGTGCCTCCATAACTATCAGAGGTTTGTGTTAAACGCTTTATAAGCACTCTCTTATTGAATCTCCCTGACTGCATTATATAAATGATACTTTATGCATTGCAACTAATCTTCTTGCATCAAGAGGTACTTCTTGCGTAATACTACCGGTAACAAAATCGGCACGATTATCATAAAGCGTTGATGCCATTTGTAATACCGCTTGTTTGATTGCGCCATCTACTAAACCACTTGTTTGATAGGTAATTTTAATACGCTTGGCCGGTAACTCATTGAGTTCAATCATTTCCTTTTTTAAGCCAACCTCTGTAAAAGATGCCGTACTGCCCTCAACTGTAACGGTTGAAATGGTTTCCACCGGTGCAAAAGGTATATTAATCACCGTAATGGCATTATCTAAAAAGAACGTTCTATCCTTTGCCACTATATCTCTGCAAATGTAATTCTCTAAATAGATTCTTGCCTGTTCAATCATATTAGTGATCAACAAATCATCAGCATCGGTATCAACTCTCATATAGTTTTTAGCCTCTGCCAATGTAACCGGCTCACCCTCCAATACTTGGTTTATGTAAACTTGCCTCATTCTGCTTTAGGTTTTCTTGTTCTTCTTTTAGGTTTTGCAGCTTTGGTTTCGATTGGTGCTTTTTCTTCTTTAGTTTGCTTTTCAATCTTTTCTTCTTTAACCTCAACGCCAATACCCTTGTGGATATAGTGCCTTGCCATTTTAGGTTCTAAATCATAGACCTCACCCTCTCTGCGAAACGATCCATTTGAAAAAACCTCTTTGATGATTTTAATTTTCATAATTGTATGTATTTAAAACAAAAATACAAAAAAGCCTCACCATTAACTGATGAGGCCTTTACCAACGATAAAACCAATTCTATGAAAAATCAAAAGCAAAGTTATCAAAATATTTGGCATTCTTATTTTTCCTTGAGAGCCTGATGGTTTTGTTGCCATTTACAGGCACAATAAAAAAGCCATTATATTGTGAAACATATACGGCCATAAAATCAACATCCTCTTCAAGATAAGCCAATTGCTTTCTGTTTGATATTTGAACCTTAACATTACCCTCTTCGTTTATTTCTTGCCTTGATCCTTTAACCTGCACCTTATAGAGCCTATCTCCTACATCCACAATGCAATCATACTCTGAATGAGAATGTAATGGAAAACTCACTTTATATCCATTCTCAATGCATTTAATGGCAAAGAGATACTCAACGTATGTTCCAAAATCTCGTGGATTCATAGGTTTAGGTTGTACCCCTAAATTTAGGCAAAAAAAAAGCACCCATAAATGGATGCCTTTTTCATCATTAACACATAAAGTATTATGGAGTTTCCAATGCAGTTTTTGCAGTTGAGAACGTACCTTGAACAATAGCGTTTGGTAAGTAGTTTGTAAGAGCAACTCTTTCTTGTACTCTAACTGTTACCAAGTTCTTAGTGAAATTATCACTATCATCACGTGAGAACTCAACTGATAAGTTCTCTCTCACCCATAATTGAGTTGCTTGTGCTAAGTTAGCTACCATAAATTTTCCGGCAGTAACGGCAGTATTAGCAGTAATGTTTACGCCCATAATTTGAGGAGTTAATCCTGTGTAAATCTGCTGACGTAAATACTCATTTGCAGTTGATTTAAGCAATGCAATCTTGTGTAAATCAGTTGGGTTCAAAAGAATAGTGTCTGCTTGATAATTAGCTAATGCCAATTGATTTAATGCAGCCACTAAAACATCATACTCATTTGCTGATTCAACTGATTGATAGAATGCCCCTGATGCACCTGTAACGAATGCAGCACCATCAGTAAATAAACCATCAAGGTTTGGAGCAGAACCATCACCATTTAAAATCTCGTTATCCTCAATAGATAAGATTTTTTCAGGTACTCTTGCTGAAAGGTATGATGAAAGTTGAGGTGTATCATTTAACATCTCTTCAGTTACTCTCATAAATGTACCAATGCGCTCAACGTTTACAGATGTTGCAGTAATATCAAAATCTGATTGTACTAATGCAGAACCTTGTGCAGTTGCTCCAACGCCTGTTTCATCATAAGCTGATTCTTTTGGGTATCTGATTGTTTGTGCATCAGTAGAGCCTAAAGGTAGCAACTGTCTAATGTGAGTTGCTCTTGTAGGATCAAACTTAAATTGAGGCACAATTGTTTCGTCAGCAACAACTCCTGTATAAGAGTTTGCCATTGTCATATCTCCGGCTTTAACATCAAAACGTGCAGCGTTTGAGTTTCCTTTTAGGAATGATTCAATTGCTCCATCTTGGATTGATTTGATTAAAGATCCTTTGAATGATTGTGGTTGGTTTGCTGCTGATTTTTTAGATGCCATTTCAACTGCATCTAATCTATCGTGAGTTTCAACCCACTTGTTTGTTAAGGCATCGATTTCGCTTTTTAAAGCAGGATCGATTTCACCTTTTACGTTATCGGCAATCTGTCCGGCTGCCTTTTCAATTTTAGCATCAATTAAATCGCCAAATTGATCTAATTGTTTTTTAACTTCTTCGTTCATTTCAAGTTATTTAATAAGTAAGACAATATTTCAACTTCATCATTCTTTACTTCTTTCGGCTCTGTGGTTTTCTCAACCGGCAAAGTGAAACTATCTATAAACAATGATTTTAATTTTTGGATTTCTGATTCAATGGCATATCCCATCTCATCACTTATATCTCCTTTACGTATCAATTTACATAAAGCATCATATCTTTTATATACCTGCTCTTGGGCATCTTGGCTTTTAACATCTGTGATTTTTGCCTGATCATTCGCTGCTAAAGTTACTGCGCTCACTTCATACAACTTTACTTCACTAATCTCACGAATATCATCCTTATACCCTTTCTGAATAGGCAAAATACCAACACTATTTTCTGTGATCACTCCTGCTTTCATTAGTTCAATCACATCTTTTCCTAAAGTAGTGGGCGCTATCTCTGCCTCAAATACTAAACCTTTGGCATCCTCATACATATTTACCATCTTACCAATAGGCTTACTCATATCATGTTGATATAAATACTTCACCCTGTGGCCATTCTCTTTAATGGTTTTAGCATAAGCACCTTGCATTAACATATCACCATCAGAATCGATATTTCCAAATACTGATGCATAGCCTTTTACCATTCTCTTATCATCGGTATCTATCAAATCACCAATGGGTGATGTTTTATAAATCATTTTTTCCATA